ATTGCCGGCAGTGTTAAGGGTAGGCGTATAGTCATGGCGAGTAGGTGGCTGCCACTCGCGCTTTGATTGGTAGCTTCACCGTGCAGCGTCCCGCCTTGGCAGCGACAACCTGCGGCGAGCCCGCAAAATGCCACGTTGCGCCAGGAAAGGGTAGCGTCAAAAGGCTATTTAGCCCTCCACTTGTGCCGGCCAGAATCTCTGGCGTCAGATTGATTGAAGGTATCAGAGAGAGAGAGCCGTAGATCCCGTAGTTATTATCCCACACTATGCAGATTTGCTCTGCCTGCGCGTAAGTTATGTTTTCCCATGCAAGATCCATTGTATCGCCAGACGGCTGATTGCAAAGCGCCCATCGCACTGTTCGGCCATTGCGCATCTTGACACGCTTTTGCGGCCATTGGCCCATCGCAAAGGAACGCGCTGTAGGCACAATACCTGGCAATGCGTTAATGATGTTCATAGCTCAATCACCCAATTTGCGTCAGTCTCGTATGTAGTCCAGTTTGCCCCAAGCAGACTATAACCGTTTGCATCGGTGGGATGGTGGAACGCTTCAATGGTGATGACTCCTTCGCCGTCGATATTCACTTTCTTTATTTCGTAGACGCGGGGTTTTGTGGTAGCGTTTCTTATCGCAAAGAAGCGCTCCGTTGGTGAAGCAAGGCCGTCGAGCACAACGATCTGCTCTTCCTGCGGGTCGTTACTCATGTCCCAAGTGATCGCATCATAATAGCCGTCTGCTGCCGGCAGAAGCCATGGGCGAATGGTGACGATGGTTCCGTCTCTCTGTATAAAGCCCTGGAAAGAAGTGCTATAGCTAACAGCGTCAAAGTCCATTATGAAGAAACCGCTAGAGCGCAGTTGCGCCGCTAGTACGTCTGGCGATGTTGTAAAGCTAATTTGATGATCGTGTATGGTTACGAATCGAATGTAGTAGCACGCAGCATCAATAGCTTGCCTGTAGTTAGTACACCACTCCGATAAGTCAAGTTCTTTGACTGGAGCATTTACGCTGGTACTCGCTTCTCTCACCATCGCCACGCGCTCGCGGGCGAACAGCGGCGACTCTGTTCCTGTTGATTCTTCTCTCCATTTGACTTGTACTATAAACGGCTGCCTTGTTGCATAGTCAATAGTGTTTAGCCTGAAAGATCCCTCTTCGATGTTGCCGTTGTTAAATTGCGCTTCTACTTTAAGCGGCGCATCAAACTCAATCGCTTTTTTAAGATAGTAAACGCCGCCAAGTCGAACCAGCTTGAGCAGATGCGCTAATGCAATCTCTGACGCCCAGCTCAAAATGTTTAGCGGTTCATCTTCGACTTTATCGTAAAAGTAGCCACGGTCCTGGCACCATTGCGCCGCCTCCTGAAAACTTGGCCTGTCAATTTGCGCCAGTTGCGTGCGAGGGAAGGCGCCTAGCCCTGGATTGGTCATTACTTCGCGTAACCAGTCTGGCCATAGATGGCTTGACCCTTCTGTGTCGTTGTTTAATAGCCTAGGCATTTGATGGCCGTTATTGCAAAAGCCGCTAAAACCTGAAAGACTGTTGAACTCAAGCGATGCTGAGATGTTCACGCCTACAGGCGCCAGAGATTCATAAGATGGCGTCATGTCGAGATCGCCATAGTAATTTATTTGCGTGATTTGATGCTCTGGGCTATTGCTTACGCTTGATTGGATATTTTCGTACGGGAATGCTTCATCGAACCTAGCGTAACCGCCGATCATGGATTCGTACTCAGGGTCGGCCCAGCCAAGGCCAATGTCAAACTTAGGCTCAAGCTGTGAGATTTTGCGGTTCTTGCTATTTGTTGGGTTTATGATGTAGCCAGTTGATATTACGGTGACGCCGGCAGCAGCAGACTCCACCTCTTCGCCGCTGTTGGTATCGAGCACCAGGATTCGAGTAATAGCACTTTGGCGAACTTCCCAACTAGAAACCGGCACAGTTCTAATCGTCCATCGCTTGTTAGATGGAAGAACGATTCTTAAGTAGTTGTGGATCTCTTCACCGCTGATGCCGGCGACTGCAAAAACGTCAGGGAACTGCGTCCATGTTGCGCCACGGTCCAGGCTGTATTGCAAGTTGAAACAGCTATAGCGACGTGTCTTTGTAGTGATAGAATCTCCGCCGCTATCGTAGCGAGAAACTGATATAACGCCATTCGCTGTCTTGCCAACTTGGTTTTGGCCTGCGCGACTGTTGATGGTCTGCACTTTTGGGCATGACCTGAAACCCGTTATACCATTTACGGTTATGCCAACTCTTGACTTAATGATAATTTCGCAAACCCTAAACTCTCTCACTGCGCTAAATGATGCTATTGCCATGCGAAAGACTTGCGCAGCTTGAGAGCATAGCCTGTAACGGCCTTGAGTACCGCTTTGCAGGTTGGCAAGATCACTGCTTGGGTTGTACTCTGGCGGCAGAATCGTAGTGCCGGATTCATCTGGAAACAGAAACTTAGGACCAATGAATTGCACGCTTCCGGCCTGTACTACCGTAAAGATATATTCCATGCTGTTGCCATCGCCAACAGGCTCCTGCTCTGAGTCGCTAATAAAGATCGACTCACTAGGGCTTTCCGATATTCTTTCTTCGAGTATTGCCCAGCAACTGCCTATCCTGTAAAGTTCATTGGGGACCAAGGCAGAATCTGCCGAGTTTTGTACGCCGGCAACAGCAGCCGCAACGCCGCCCATTTCCGCTTCGGACTCTGCATCATTATCTATGACCCGTGAATTGGTGGTATTAAATCGGATCTTTGTCTTAGCATCAGTAGTGCCATTGATTGCGTAAAGCAACGAATCGCCAACAGCAACGCTTTGCGTAACGATTTGATAGTCGCCGGTCGCAGGAGTTGTCCACGTCGAAGAACCACTGGCCTTGCGCTTGCGCAACCCGCTTCGCATTGACCAATAGAATTTACCTTTCCATATCTCTACCAAGGCCGCTGCATCGTCATCGGTGCGTACCTTGTCGTCATCGTCAATCCTTGCTGCGATGGTTGGCTGTATTGTTACTGGTTGCCTGTGCATCATTGCGTTAGGGCACCAGCCGTACAAGCCAAACGATGTACTTGTTGACGGCGTTTCGCTCATGCAAAATGCTGTCTTGTATTGACCGCTTGTGGTTTCAAGCGCAAATACATCTTGGCCGCCACTGTTTTGCGAGTTGCCAGGATCTCTGCTTGCACTTCTGCCGGCGATGAGTTGGGTTGAGTTAATCCGCCCACCGTTAGGCGCAAAATATATGGAATATCGCGCTCCCTGACTTAACGCTGTGCCGGTGTATGCGTAAGCGCCAAGTGTGTTGTTACCAAACGCCCAGCCTCTTTGATCCCAAGCATCTGCCGGCATTCCAGCGGTGCCGCCAAGAAAAATACCACGAAACATTACTGATCCGTTGTTGGCCAGCATCTGCGACCAAAGCAACGGCATTGCGACACGAACGCCGCCAAGGTTGTTTTCGCGTTTGGCAATTACTACGGGAACAAATTGCCCGATCCTGGCGGGTTCCTGCATCGAGTCGAACCCGAAGCGCGGCGAAGATCGTTGGTTGTTAGTTGTTGGAGTACCGCTTTTTCTGGTGGTAGTGATTCTCGATTGTTGCCGCGCCGGGAACAGCAGCGAAGACAGTAGCGATACGCCAACTGAGATCGCTAAATTAACAAGTACAGGAACCAATGGCCCGCATACTGGCCCTTCAGCAGCAGCGGGCCGTTCTACTGACTCCCTTAGCGTAATCGCCTTCCATTCCCGGTACGCATCCTCCGATACGCCCAGAATTTGAGCAAGACGCTTTTCGTAAGGGAGTAACTTAATCACAGTAAGCGAAAAAGTTTAAGTGAGCCGCAAGCGTTGACAGGACCGGCAATTAAGCAGCCATAATGCCTGACAGTAATAAATGTGTTCTCGTCGGGTAACACGCCGATGCCAAAGGAGCCGTCTCCCCGGTCGAAGCGGATCAGGGCGCCGGCCTCAGGCTTCTCGATAGGTTCGGTCAGCTCGGTCCAGTCTTCGTCCAGCTCCCTCCAGTGCCCCCGCTCAGCCGCCGTGTACCAGCTCCGCATACGATCTGCCGGCCAGGACATTCCCAGCTCCTGACGTACCGCCTGGGCAGTCCTGAAGCAGCAGGCTCCCCGACCGTCCCTTGGGTCTGCGCCGAGTTGCCAGGGCAAGCCAGACCATTTGCGCCAAAATGTCAAAACGAAATCCCTCCGCTAGATGGCAGTGGCCCAACCTGGGCCGCCGTGAGTCTACGGGTTGGCGCGGTCCCCGTGACAAAATTAAGCGGATTGCCAAGTTTTAAGGTAACAACAGAGAATGCTTCTTCTTCTCCTGGCACAGCATCGACATAACTAAAGGTATCGCAAACGCAAATGGTTGAGCTTAGAAAGTTCAACTCGTTCCATGTCGGGTATCCGTTTACGCTAGATGGTGGCGTGCCGACAAGTAGCACGGTCGAAATCTTGGCAAGCAATAAATCCTCAGACGCTTGCCATAGCTTTGCAGTTGAGATAATGTTTGCTGGCGCAATTAACTCATAGTCTCCGCTTTCGTTGCCATCAGTTGACAGGTCGCCGGCAATACTGTAAGGGCTAAACTTATACTCCAGTCCGTTAAACGTTCTATTCTCTCCAATAAAGAAAGGTTGATAGCGTAACGGTAACGGCAACGCAGCGCCAGTAGCGTCAAGGAACTCGATGTAATGAGTTACGTCGATCATTATATGTTGATTGAATCACGGAGAGCGCCATTGTTCTTCATGCCGTTAATGGTCTTGGCGAATGCTCGCCTTTCAACCATAGCATTACTCTTGCGTAGCTGATCTTCCGTAACGTAACGCTCTCCCCTTTCTTCCCTGACAGTATAGCTAATGTCAAGAGAGTCCGATTCGCTTCCACTATTGCGCAATGCTTCTGCTTTTTGCATGTCAGAACGTGGGACAACCCGGCCAGTGACGCCAGGAAAGAAGAACTCTGGCTCTTTCTCGCCCGTAACATAAACCTCGCCAGGCTTGGTAATCCCGCCCTTGGCCATGAAGCCCCCGAAGGTGGGGGCCGAAAATGCCGATCCGATGTTGCCGAGGGAGCCGGAAAGCGCCGCGCCAAGGCCGCCGCCCAGCCCGCCAGCTCCAGCGCCGCCAAGGCCGGAGAGCAGCCCCTGAGACGCTATGGCCTGGAATAGTCCGCCCATTTGACGCTGTAGCAGCGTGGTTAGCTGTTGTTGCGCTGAATCGGCAAAGCTGCTAGAGATAGCTTTTAGCATATCGCGCCCTACGTCTTCGATCTCCCTGGAGCCGTCAACAATGCTTGCCAAGCCATTTGTTAATGCGCCGGAGATAGCGTCAGACGTAGCAACGATATTCTTCTCAAGGTTGCCCCAAACAAGTTGCTGATTTTCGAGCAGCTTGGTTTCGTTGGCCAGGCCAGTGGCCCGGTCGATATTGCCAGAGCGCTTCATCTCTTCCTCAAAAGCCCGTGCTGGCGCTCCGATCATCCCTGCACGCAGGCCGGCGCCAGTGAAACGGGCTTCGTTTCTGATTTCGTTAATACGCTTGCGGAACTCATTTTGCTTGCCAAGCTCTTCGGTTTGCGCTGTAAGCAAGGCTAGCTTAGTCTTTTCAGCTTCACTTGCAAGCTGATAAAGCTCAGAAGCCTTAAGCAATTCGACATTGCTCGCCTGTAATTTGCCGCGTTCCAGTGCAGCAGCTTCCGCTTTGCCGGTTGCTAGTGTTTCCTGTAACTGCAGGATGGCAGAGCGAGCCCGTTCTTGATTTTGCAGCTTATTGTTAAGGTCGAGATTTATGCGGCGCTGCTTTTCTTCATTCTTGGCAACGCCAACAGCAAGGTCAGCCCGCTTGTTGACCATTCCCGTAAGCGCGGGATCATCGCCATACTGTTTCTTGATTTTTGCCAGTGCATTGCTGCGGTCTAGCTCAAGCTGCGTGATTCGCGCCCTGCTTTCCGCTTCAATGTCAGCAACTGAGGCAGCGCTATCGCTAAGGTCAAGAATCTTTTGCCTTGCTTCAATCTGCTGTTTTAAGGTGTCCTCTTGTTGCTTAAGTTGCGGCAGTTGGCTGGCTTGCAGTATTTGCTCAATCTGGCCAAGTTCGATACCCTTTTGTTTGAGCTTATTTTGCTCTTCCAGGATTTGTTGCGCTTCTTTTTCTCCGCCGGCAAGTTGTAGCCGTGCCGCCAAGTTAGCGGCATTGACCGGCGCAATAGAAGGGGTAGGGCCAATGGGGACCGGACTGAACTTAGGGCCGGGAATGTTGCTAATTTGTGTTGCGGCTTGACCTTGGATGTTACTGGCCGCTCCCGCTGGAGCCTTGATGCTCGCCAGCACGTATGCTAGGGGTTCTAAGAGTTTGCCTAATTGATCGCGTAGCTCATAGTGTAAATGGGTGTTTCTGGGGTTAGGATCTGTAGTTACAGTGGCGATTCTTTGCCCAGCCTCTACCTTTTGACCTTGCCTTACGCCTGGCGTGGTGTGGCCGTAAGTGCCTTGCATTCCATCGTCATACCTAATAACTACAGCCCCTCCAACCTTGCCGAATCCGCTTGGGTAAGACTGCGTTACCGTGCCTGCGCGACGGGCATGGATTGGGTCGCCAACATCAAGCCCAAGGTCGCGCCCAGCATGTAAACGACCGCGCCCATAGCCTACGCCTTCATTTATGTTTGGCCCGCCCTTGGTGCCAGGCAGCATATTGCCAACACCTCCTACCACGCCGGTACGGGTAGACCCGCCAGGCGCAGCAGTAGTGCCCATACCAGGCAGTGTCATTGCCTGGCGCATTAAATCAGCGGCTTCTCTTGCGCGATCACGGACATGATCCGCAACTTTCATTTTGTAATCTTCTACTGAGCGCACATAGGAGAGTTTGCGTTGCTCAATGTCTTCTATTTCGCGTGCATTTGTGCGCTTGTAATCCTCAACATCACGATTGAGCTTCGCCATCGCAAGCTCAAGCCTGTTTCTTGACTGTTCAATATCAGCTTCGCCTTCTTTTCTGGAGCGCACTACTTCGCGCACATTTGCTAGCAGTTGCTGTTCAAAGCCAACAGCCGCCGCAAACGTTTGGCGAGCATTCAGATCGCTACTTTCGATGCGGTTTTGTGCCCTGGCGCGATTATTCTCAATCTGCTTCTCTGCCGCTTGCTGGCGCAAGTCAAATATCTCACGTTCTTTTTTGTAACTGTAATCAGCAATGTCTTTATTTAGCTTCGCGCCATCGCGTTGCAAGTCATGCGCTTGCCGTTGCAGGCTGAACGCTTCACGGTAAGCCGACTGTATTTGATCTGCAAGTTTACGCGATTCTTGGACTCGCGCTGTTCCGGCAGCAAATTCGTCCTGAGGTTTTGCGGCCTGCCTGTTGCCCGCCGGTCCCGCCGCAACCGCCTTGCCGCGCCGCTGTAGCTTGTCGAACAAAGAAGTAGCGCCGCCAAGTGGGTTGGCCGCCGTTAATATGGCGCCGCCAATCCCCTGGCCCCTAAGAGCAGATCCAATCTGTTTGGCGCCTGGCAGGGTGTTAATGCCACGCGCTACGTTAATGGTGTCGGCAATTACACCGGTAAAGCCAACAAGCGCAGGCAATAACTCAGATTGCAGTGTGCCGGCAATCGAAGACCATTGCTCCTGTAATCGCCGCTGCTCTGACTCAAGTGCGTTAAGCTGGCGCACCGATCCAGGGCCAAGACGCTTTTCGACCTCTTGAAGTACCAGCGTCTGCGCGTCATAAGCACGCCCAACTGATTCGAGTTGCTGAACTTGAAACTTCAGACTATTGCTAACATGGAAGCCGCTTTTAGCAAGCGCTTCCATCGTGTCGCCTGGAGTTTTAAGTGCGCTGGCGAGATCGGTAAGATTTTTTGCGGTTGTATCAATGACCTGGCCTACCGCTGTGCCGACAAGGCTCAGACCGAAGCCAAACGAGCCGCCCAGGGCGCCGCCTAGCCCCCCGCCCAGGGCACCGCCCGCCGATGCGCCAAGGCCCTGGCCGAACAGCGCCGGGAAGGCGCCACCGATCAGCGCGTCACCGATTGCGCTCCGTGCATCGCCCTGGAAGAAGGCGTTTTGCTTGTCTTGCTTTTTCTTGGCTGTACGATTTTTTAGTCTATCGTCAAAGGCTTTTAAGTCAGCTTTATCACTGTCCTTGATTTGTTTTAGCTCTGCTTTGGCAAGTTGATTTATTTTGTCCAGTTTATTTTTGAACGTTTTATCGTCTAAAGCTGCCTGGACTGCGGCTGTTTTTGTAGCGGCGACTTGAGCCGCTTGAGTAGCAGCGCTAAGATTCTTGCCGGCATCAACGCGATTTTGCAGGCGCCGTTCAAAGGTTCTCCCGGCCTCTTTGTTTTGCGTGTCAAATTGTTTCGCTTCTTTCCTTGTGGCTTCGGCAGACGCTTTTAGCCTGTCGTCGAACGGTTTAGCGTTTATTCCTGCTTGTGTTACGGCTGCGCTTGTGCTTGCGCTTTGCGCACTTCTCGTAGCAGCGCTAAGGTTTTCCAGTCCCTTAGCCTCTAGCTGTTTTGTTTTGGCGCGATTCTGTAAGCGCTGGCTGAAGTCCCTGCCGGCATCCCTATTGTCTGCTTTCGCTCGCTTTATTTCCTGCTTTGCAAGTGTATTTGATTCTTTTAGGTTGTCATCAAATGCCCTGCCTTCTAGTGTCGCCTGAGTTGTAATCGCCTTTGCGGTTGCGCCCTGGGCCGCCTGAGTAGCAGCGCTAAGGTCTTTCTGGCCTTTGGCCTCTAGTCGTCTTGCTTTGACACGATTTTGCAAACGCTGGCCAAAGGTCTTTCCAGCCTCTTTGCCTTCTGTCTTGATCTGGTTAATTTCTTTCCTTGCCAGACTGTCTGATTCTTTTAGCCTGTCATCAAACGCCCTGCCTTCTAGTGTCGCCTGAATCGCAACCCTTTTCGCGGCAGCGTTTTCAGCAGCCTTTCTGGCGGCATTGAGCCTTCTAGTGCCTTCCGTAACAGCAGCAGGAGAACCGCCAAGATTCTTCCTGCCTCTAATGCTTTCCCTTGGCCCGCCTGCGTTTATGGCTCGCTGTAATTGCCGAGACTGTTCTTCAATGTAGGCCGGCGAACCTTCTAAATTCTTTCTGCCTCTGATGCTTTCTCTTGGGCCGCCAAGTCGCGCCAGTCGATCCATGTAGGCAGGGGAACCGGCCACCTGAGCGCCGCCACGAATGGGCAGACTTGGCCCGCCACGACTCATTGCAGCTCGTAAACTTGCCGCTGCCGCATTTAGTTCGCGTGTATACCTGCCAATCGAAGCATTCATGCGCAACGTTGCTGCGCGTGAGCCTGCAATATCGCCCGTATTGCTGGCGGAAATTACATCTGTCGCTTGCGAGCGAAGCCTTCTAATTCGCGCTGGGTCCGCTCCCGGCATCGCAGACAGGGCGGTGATCCTTTCCTGGCCGCGTCTACCCGTTTCGAAGCCGGTAGATCGTCCAGTGCGACCACGGTTTAGCTCGTTTTGCTGGCGCAATAAGCCCGCCATTTCGGTGGCGATTCGCTGCATCAGTTGCAGATTTTCTCTGCCGCCAGCAGTCGCTAGATCCCAGGCGCCACGGACGTTACGGGCTTGCTGTTGCAGCTCTGGGCTTAGGCCCATACCAGCGCCGCCCCTCGCAAATTCCCGTTGCCGGCCTTGGTATAAATTGGTAAGATAATTGCCACGACTTGCGTTACCAATACCTGCCGAAGCGCTTGCTACCTGAGTGGCTGCGTCTACGCCCCTGCGCTGTATGTTTTCCTGGATATTGCTAGTACGATTGAGCGCTTTTGCGTATCTACGCTCGGCAG